GTTATTTAATTCACAGTTTCGCCGCAGGATGACGACAACGATTACCACGGAAAACGCATCCTTCGAATACGAAGTCGTGATAGATACAATCAGGGCAACGATTCATTCGGCAGAATCGTCTGTATTTCCATTTGGCAATCAGTTTTTTAAACATCGTAAAGCTCCTATTTAAGTTATGTCCATTGAACATTGCTATTTGCTGAAAACGGGATTCGATTATTACGCATTACAGATACTTCAACATCGAATCCGGCATCTTCGAGAGCTTGTTCTGTGCAATATCGCAAGGTTTCCTCTGAAGCTTCATCGTCGTAAAACTCGCCCGTGATAACAATCTTCAAAGTCGCAGTCACTTTGTTTGGCTTGTCCTTTGTTTCCATGATAAAACTCCTCTTTTGCGTAATAAAGTGTTATTTAAGTAATTTCATATTTTGTACTCTTTAGAGTGCTTCCGATCCAGTTGCTCCAAGTGATACGCAATAGACCGAAGCTCTGACGCAATGCGACAGAGGATAATACTAACGATGATAACCCCAGAACTAATTATTAAACTGATAAGTGTTATGCTCATCTTATCCACCTTTTGTTCTTAATGAATGTGTTAGTTTACCAACTTATATTTTTAGTTACAACAATCTTTGGTTCGTGATCTCCCCAATTAAAGAAGATGTTGCAATCTATACACCCATCTTGTTTCTTGTATCCTTTGAGTATCTTATAACATATCGGGCAACGATATTCTATTACATCACTACAATGCCATCCATCTTCGTCAGATTTCTGTACGATTTTTGCGATAGGTCTAAAAGTCATTTAAACACTCCTATTTAAATCATCTTTGATTCCACGCTTCAATAGCAAGTTCAGGAGTTTCTTTGAGTTTAGTGCAATATCCGCATTTGACACATGAGCATCTATGTCCATTTTTATAGTGAATCATTCGATATTTTTCGTATCCACATCTTTTACAAGGCATCTTAAACTCCTAATTACTATAAAATGACTTCTTTCCGCATTTTGTGCAAACATAGTAGTTCATGCCACACAAAACTCTGTCTATTGGGTTTGCAATAACGTAATCGTGTAAACAAAATATTCGCTTTAGCAACTTTATCATTCCCACTTCACCGCCTGTATTTTAAAGTGTTATTTAATCTTCTTCCAGTTGCTTATCTTGAAAGAAATATTCCATTCCATCTTGACTCCAGATTTCAATAGGCCCATATTCCTCGGTTTCTATAACATCTTCCAGCTTCGTCATGCGCTCCTCCTGTTTAAAGTGTTATTTATGGTTCTTAGGCCACGCAATTATCCATCGTTTTCCAACCCACACAAAGAAGTGAAAATACTCCTTTTCATTTTGCGGAAGCATCGGATGATAAAACCACTTGAATTCATCTGTATCATATTGGCGTTTGCATATAGTAATCATGTTAACCTCGATTAAAGTGTTATTTAAGCTGTGTATATTTTTACTTTTCCTTTACCAAGCTCATCATCGTTGATAGCTACGTTCTTAACGTTCTTAATATTTACTCCTCGCAGAAAGGGTTCAACAACAACTACCTTTGCGTTCTTTGGCATATCTATCAATGCCGAGATCAATTCTTCTACTGTCATTTTTTCCTCCGATTAAGGTGTTATTTAAGTTATGGACGCCCACCAATTACGTTGCCCGTTCCCCATCTGTCGCAACAACCATAACTTACAATATGCTATTTAAAAAACGAATTAACAGCAGTTATAACTGTCGCAGCGGCTATCCACACAAGACAAACGGTTTGAATGATTGCTAATGTTTCCATGGAAAACTCCTATTTAAAGTAATATTATACGGGTGAGGATTTGCACCTCACATGATGCGCCTTTTGTCGTTTACCGAACGGGGTCATACTTCACCGCATTACGCTTCTCTGCTGTCGTGGGCACATCTTCCCAATAGTTACGTCTACCTTTTCCGTCACCGCATTAATTAATGTGTTATTTAAGTTTGATGCCGGAAAGGATTTGCACCTTCCATGATAGCCTTTAGCAAGATGTCGGGTCGCATGGGCTTCTCATTCTTCCGAGCTTGCCCCTTATCTTCGAACAGTAGCGCTACTTCTGCCCAGCTGGCTATCTCCCGCTAACCCGTCTACCTATTCCGTCACGGCATCAATTAAGATACGTTCCCTTTTACTTTTTTAAACCTATAGTCTATTTATATACATCCCATACAAATATGACGTATTGACAAATTTCCCAAAGATTATCGAGGGTTATATTTTCATTGTTTTTCCAATTGCAATCGTCTTGCATTATATCGTGCCATTCCTCGTAGGATTTTCCGTCGCTGAGAAGACACAATCCGTTTTCAACTAAATGTTCCAAACAGCTCATTCTGGCTGTGCCTCCTTTCCGGGTTCTGCTTCTTTGCGTTTTCCGTCGGCGCAAAACCAATTCAAGTCATGATCTGTTCCTCGACATAAAATAAGCGGTATTGCACCATATTTCATAATAGGTGTTCCATATTTACAATCTTTACACCGAATCAATTCATCTGGCGACCAGTCGTTTTCAAAACGTTCAAAAGCATTTATCACCAGATCATTACAAACTTCAACAATATATTCCTTTGTCATATTTAAACTCCACGGCTTATTCCGTCAGTCACAAAATTAGCTTCCCGACAATTTGCAGCTTTCGCACCGAACGGCTTCGGCCTGTTCTTTCAACAATTCAAAAATATCCCGAGCATCTTCTGGTGACAGATCTACAATCTCAGACCATTCTGTATCGGCTATAAGTACTGCAAGTCTTGCAATCAGCTCGTTGCGTCTTTGGTTTTTGTTCATTGATAATTCACTCCGTATATAGCTATCTCCGGTTTTCCATCTTCTCCGATGATGTAATATGGACTTATTCCTATTCCGTAAAGTCTCGATATTTTCATATAGCAGACCATTGTGGTGGGGTCATAGCATATTATAAACTGACCATCTCCACTTACAGATCCGATTTCAATCAGCCCGTATTCAACTGTACGTTCTATACCTTTATAGTCTGTTGTTTTAACACATCCCGATAAAACAATAGAAAAAACAATGAACGCAATTAAAAGAGATACTTTTTTTATTTTTGACAAATTCAGATCTCCTTAAACATTAATATTGTCATCATGTAAGTTAAATATATATCATTATATTTGGCTTGTTGTTTCTTGGATATTATCCAATAAAAGCCTGTCTATTTCATCCATATGTTCATCTGACAGAAAAGCGTCTCGCTTTTTTATGGATTCCAAATCTGGATGTATTAACTTATCAAATGAAATTGTAAGCTCTTCCATCTTAACAACCTCATTCTTCATAATCGTCGAGAATCATAGAGACAGAATCTTTAAGCTGTTCGAATTGGCTGGGAGAAAGTGTGTTTAAAGCAGTATCCATCAGTTCCTGGAATGCGGTTTCAAATTCATATAAAGTTTTCATGTTAATCCTCCAATTATTTTATTTTTTTCAAGATTCGACCAATCCAATTGGGAATCCAAACAAAACCCGTTCGCCTTTACAAATAAAATATTGATTTGCTTTACCATTTGTGTTGTGCCATATGTTTATTTTTTCTTTTCGGTTGTATAGCATCTGCTTATTTTGATAATAACTTATATCATATGGACAGCAAAAACCAGCCGTGCATTCAATTCCTTTTCGGTACTGGCAATCATTGCATAAGGTCTTAAGCATTGATGATGTATTGTTCCTTTTTGTTGAATCTGATTGCAATTTAATAACACCAGTCATATCTTGCCTTATGAACATAGTCCATTAAATCATAATCAGCATACCATCCCGGTTGATAAACAGGAAGCCCACAATTCACAAGATTATGGATATCTTCAGTGAATCTGTCTTTCGCATTCATCAAGGCTTTGTAGTCCTTATTTAATCCGGTTCGGTCGTACCGTTCCTGCAATCTGGCAATCCATTCTTTCTTGAATCTACCTTCTGGACAGAACACAACAACTTTCCCGATATTCTCCATCAAAGGAACAGATTTCAGGTAGTCAACAACAACTTTGTGCGAGCTGATAAACACTGTGTATCCTTGATCAGCAAGGTGCAAAGCAATATTGCAATACGGGATATACCAGTCTTCTGCACGATGATCTCCAATCCAGAAACTTCCACTTTCCAGATCGATGCAGTTTTCTTTCCCGGCACAAGAACTCTTTCCGATTCCCTGATAGCCAATCATAATTAAGCCCTTCATCTAAATTTCCTTCCACATCAGTTAAAGTGTTATTTAAGTTTCGCTATTTTGTGGACAATACATAAACTTGAAATCCTCGTCGCATTCATCAATTTGTACTTGCAACAAATCGCATACACAAGTCCAATCATCGACCGACATATCCCACGCATGAAAATGTGGGCAATCATGTGGGCAATCTCTTGGAAATTTCTTGTTAGACATATAGTTTAACCTCCGTATTTAAGGTGTTATTTAGTGTTATTAAAGTTAGTTTTCCCCGTCGATAATAGCTTGCAACGCTCTGCACAATTCTCTGCAAGGAAAATCTGAACACTGTTCACATTCATTAAACGGTTTGATAATCATGCCTGTTTCATCACAACATTCGTCTCGCATTTTTTCTCCTTTATCGGTTATTGTTTTCTATCATCGTCTGCAGTTGTTACAGCTATGGTGAAAACAGTAACTACTACACCAATCAACAATCCGATTACAAACATAACCATTAAATCGTCCTCTTTTCACTATATGCCTTTAATCGCCTGAACAATATAATCCACTACGTCTTTAACTTGCTGAACTGTCCAATTAACGTTATCAAACGTAGCAGCCTTCGCGATCATCATTTCAATACTCGTTGTTCTTCCTGGAATAAAAATCGCCACTGTGACAAGAACAAAACCGATTATTCCTGTTACAATGGCCCATCTTTTACATGCTTTCAGGTAAAACAAATTGCTATCGTAACCTTTTTTGACTTCGCACGAATTGTATACCCATCCGCTCGCTAAGCCGAAGAATGCTATTACACATGCTCCGCCAAATACTGCTAAAACTGTCTGTAAAATTCCAAAAACATTCATCCAATAAAAAACCTGAGGATCAATCACGTAATTTGGCATTTCTTTCTCCTTTGACAATATCGTTCAGTAAGATTGATTATCTTTCTAATGACTTTGCGCAAGCCTCTTAAGAACCACAACTCCATATTCAAAACAATTAATCTTACATGGTAATATGCTTTTAATATTTTTGTGCTTAACATTTGATTGCATACCCCCATGACTGCGGGGCACGTTTGAAGTTCATCCCTTTGCTATCCAGGAAAAAACCAACCGGCAACGGCTGATCATACAATTCAAAATCTTTTATATGCCAGCCGTATACACATCCCTGCGGTTCAGCATAGTTATGAAGCCTGGTATAGTTCACGCATGACTTCTCGATCAGTTCCGGATCTGTTTCCGTGTTCCATGCCGGATACGGGATGGAATAATATTTGATATCATCGCAGATAAACCGACCAATCACATGTCCAGACATATGCTCTCCAAAGCGAAACCAATTTTCACCACCGAAGGTTGCATAGACATATACGGGGAATGGTAAACGTATCTGTTCCGGCTTGGTTTTCCGCACCTCAATAGTCTTTTCACCCGTAATGATTTTCTTGCACCATTCAGGCTTAATTGACATCAGGATTCCTGTCATCTTGTTTCTCCTTATACCATGTTGTTTCCATTCCGTAGATCCTATGATCCGGATAGCTTCTCTCAGCAATCAGGTGATAGTCTGTTATTTCGTCCAGTGCCCATGTGTAAATCATGAACGTTTGATAGCTTAAATCATCTTTCTTCTCTACGGCTTTCTGGATAATGCGATTCAGCTGCCGAATTCTCCATTCACGGAATTCGCGTTTAAGCTTATCTAAGAGTCTTTCCTTCATGATTACTCTTCCGGCGGTAAATAACGATTCATTTCTGCGAGCTGTTGCATGATTCCATGGAGACATTTCGCAATTTCAACCAACGCATTTGTTTGAATAAGATCATTATCTGTGATCGTCCCTACGATATAATCAGTTTCGTAGTTGTGTGGGTCTTTCCAGAACCAATCCAAATCACTCTTGGTCATAATATTCCTCTTGTGCGCAATAGGCGTCGTAAGCTTCCATCATCTGCCGTTCGTATTCCACTTGAGCGGCGTATTCTCTCTGCCTTTGTTGCTCACGCCATTCTTGCTCCATTACTTCGGCTTCAGTATCACCGTTACAAAAATATTCAAAATTCGTCATTTTGCTCTCCTTTAAGTGTTTGCAAATCCATACCAGTCACAAGATTTACATTCGTACCTATAAGTCGGAGGATACGAAGTCAGAACTATATCAGTGCGCTTGTAAATTTTCTTGCCACAGTTAGGGCATTCAATGTCGGTTTCCTTGAGTCCAATATATTCAAGAGGGGTTGTCTTCTTTTTATGCTCTTCCCACGTCATATTATTTGTCCTCCCATGTACATTCAGGAATTGGCTCCCCTCCAAATTGCATCGGAGGATAAGCATCAACGCCTTTACTATTTGGAAATTCTGCCAGATGTCGTTGGTATCTCAATGCCTGTAATATGTTGTAAAGGCTATACCATTCATCGTCTTTGTTTACCTCATCCCAGGACGGAAAGATTTCCAGAAAAGCCAAACGGAGATATTCATTTGCTTTATCACGACGCCTGCAAACCTCATCAACACCGATGCGGTCATACATTCCCTCCAGAAGATCCCGGCTGATTTCTTCGGGTTGATTTATTTTGATTCGCATCAACAAGTCAATTGCCTTAAGAACATTGACAACCTGTTGACTGTTTAATTTTAACGTGTATTCAATCATGCTCTCTCCTTATTCCAGCTTCTTATTGCCATTCTAATTGTTGGATAGCTTTTCCCACACCAATGACAATTTTCACATTCAAGAAAGAATCTTTTAAATTTACGAAAATAAAAATCATTTAATCCAATAGAATGGCAACGACAGTTTGGACAATGTTTTGCTTTAGGTTTCAACTTCTTCCATTTGCGTGCAACTCTTTCATGACGACGGTAATACCCTGCTTCATTCATGTTCATTCTTCTCCTGTGCAGCTTTCATTCCAATCAATGCGTCGTTTTAGTTCTTGTTTGATATATCTGTCATCGAAATATTTGTCAGCCAGTTTTAAAGGCCAGTAGCTAAGGGGATCTCGTTCCCACATCAAATAATCCGTCCACCGCTTCTCTCCGTCTTGCCATTCATACATATCGTCGTACGGTGAGGCGTCAGAAATTACAATAGATTGGTCGTATGCCCACAGCTTCATAACAATAGCGTCTATGCGTATTCTTTTAGCCAGCCGGCATAACCATTTCATGAACTCACGTTTGGTCTGTTCAAATTCACGATCACGTAAGTCACCTTCCACCGTTAGCATATATTGGCTTTGAGTTTGAAGCCATCCATTTTCCTGTGATTTATATCCATACATATCTTTCAGGTTATTGGTGTGGAGGCCGAATTCATCGCAAGAGCTGGAGCTGTTGTGCCCAGCTTCCTGTGTAATATAAACATTCATATCACCCTCTGACCCCGTAACCCGAGGCAGATGATCAAGTACCGATTCCAGCACATATCGAATCTCGGCCTGTGTACGACCACGAACGTCGACTTCAACGACTCCCTTGATGTGTGTCCACCAACTCATATAATTTCTCTCCTATTCTTCACTAATCAAACCAACAGCTTTATCCGGGTTGTTGTTTGCCCACTCAACCCAGCGCTCACATTTCAATCTAAGTTCCGGAGTTAGTTCAACTACATCTCTTGTATTAATCCAACCTTTTGCTTCTGTCATAATTTTTGTAGCATCTTCGATTTCTTCAATCTCTAACGGATAGAATCGTTTTGAATAAACTTTTGTACCTCGGCTGTTCTGGACTATCTTTGTGATTTTTGAATCACATAATCGCCAGAAACGTTTTCCGTCTTTTTCTGTTGGATATAAACCGCCTATGTAATCTCCAACCTTCATCGCATGGCTCCTTAATCAATCCAGTCTTCTGGTACCTTTTGTCCGTTTTCAATTCCTAACGTTTTAAAAGCATGTTCTCCGGCAGTCATACAACGATTATGGAAAGTAATATCCTTGCCGAATCCCATTGTGCAATATTGAAAAGCCATCAACTTTAGGGCTTTATTTTGTTCTTTAAGCGTGTTGATTGCGGATTGATATACATCCAACAGCCAATCCTTTTCTTGTACAATATCGCAATTAGCACAGTCTCTATCGCAGTCTCTGCTTACACATTCTTTTTCAATTTCTAATCCTTTTATAATTTCTTCTAGCTTCATTATTTTTCTCCTTAGATTTAATAGTCGCATCGGAGAGACTCGAACTCTCATCTTCCCGTCGGTGTTTTTCCCTGATCAATATCTCACGTCTGAAATATAGATCAGCTTTCGGCGTCCCTATTTGCTTTAAACTACGATGCGATAAAAAGGGGCCGAAGCTCCTAAATATTACCAGGTGAAGGCATACCAAAGGCCAGATTGATGTTTGTTGCTGAGAATATCAACGAAAGAAACACGCTTAGTCAGTCCATTGACAATGACCAGAACAGCTTCCTTCTTCGGTTCTGTTGTCAGAGGAGACATTTCAGCCGCAAAGATGTAGTTCACGCCCTTGACGATCTGAGTTCCAAGCAGTGCGAAAGGTTCAATATCGGAGCCAACAAATCCCATAAACGCATCATCCCACTCAGCCTGAGCATCAGCAGGAATGTTAATATGTACGTCTACCTTTGTGCCTCCCATAGGAGATCCGCTTTCTACTACTCGTTCAATAGAAACAAGGCTGGCTTCAGGATCGTTAGGCTTTTCGTTAAAGATCAGCAGAACTATGTTTTCAGTATCTCTGCCAGTCACGATTGTCTGTTTTGCCAAGACTGCATGGTTTGTTCCATTTACGATTTGAGAACCAAGATAAGCAATCATTTCGTATTGAGCTCCCATGATGGTATCACCCAGAGAAGACATTGCAGAAGCAACTTTCTGAGGCAAGCCCTTTGTGTTAACGTTGACATTCCAATTACCCATATTCATATTATGAGTCCTCCTGAAATAAAAAATTTCTTCCTATATAAAATGCGTTGTCATTCACAGCGCAGGAATCTTGGATATTTATCTTTTCTTTTGGTTGAGTCCTTCCAGCATTTTCGACAAGCTCTGTATGGATTAACATTTTTACTTGGCGCGTAAGCAGGATGATCGCATCCTGTACATTTGCCTTTCTTTAATTTACGATACAGCCCACGTTTTATTTGCATCAGTCCTTTTGTTTTATAACGTTCAATAATGCTGCAATTTCAAATATTGGGCCGGAATTGTAATTTAATACTTCGGTATTAAATGATATATAACCATCTGCTAACAACTGCCTGCTCATTGTTTGTGCAAGTTCTTCTTTAAAATAAGCTAACGCTTCTTTGTTTTTCTCAATTATCTCGAGCGGAACATCTCTTTTGATCTTGATAGTATCGATATGCTGCTGGTACGATTTGAATATTTCTGCCTTTAGAGGCCGTGTTCGTTCAAGAATTTGTTCAAGAATCAGTCTTCGTTTGATTTCTCTGTACAATCGATTCTGTAATCGTTTGTATGTTCGCTTTTTCATTAGGGCCTCCATTCATAAGCAGACATTTATCTGGCTTTGGTTCTCCGTTTTCAATATAACAAAAACTGTTTCCAATGCATGGACATTTATCACATGTATTCATTATGTTTATCTCCTTGAGTATTAAAATGCGGGTGAGGATTTGCACCTCACATGGTTTGCAAGTATCTCGAAGCCTTGCAACGCAAGAGCCGCAAACCTTATCGGATAGCGTTTACCTATTCCGCCACCGCATAAATCGTGGCTCAACTGAATCGAACAGCCGAATTAAGTCCAGTAGTGCTATTCTTTCGAATGACTTTGCTGAGAACCTGACACCACATAATAAGCCCCGCCACTTCCAGGCGGGGCATAATGTATATCAAATCGACAACCGGTTAATATTATTTGTAAAATTACTTGTTAACGGCCGCTTTAAACACGGTGCCCGGTTTGAACACAGGAACCTTCTTTGCAGGAACGGAAATGCTCTCCCCTGTGAGCGGATTACGAGCAGTACGAGCAGCACGCTCACGAGCGCTAAATGTTCCAAGTCCAATCAAAGACACGGTATCGCCATTCGCTACTGCGTTTACAATCTCTTCCATAAATCCACGTACAATACGATCCATGTCAGAGTGGGAAACGGGATTCTTTGTCTTTTCCATTAATTTCATAATCAGGTTTTCTCTATTCATAATATTTCTCCTTTTTTCGTTTGTGGCTGTCGATGTTGATCTCTGTTCCCAACACACAAAATCTGGTGTCCAGATTCTGTATTATAGAAACAGTTTGTTTTTTTATTTTGGATGTGATATACTGTGTCGAACCGCAAGAGCTGTAAATGTTCTTCGGAATTCGGGCATGTCGGTAGTAGTGTCGGTAGTAGAACAAGTTTTTACAAATCACTACAACCGAAAACCATTATAGATCAAGTGGAGCGGTATCGAAGCGGTCATAACGGGGCTGACTCGAAATCTTACACGAAGATAACCAAAACTCGTTGTAAATCAACGGGTTCTTTTATTTTGTCTGCCGTTTTGTCGGTAGTATGTCGGTAGTAGACCTGAAATTTTACTCGATTGAATCTGTTACAGTTTTCAAATCTTCGAGCGGACTGCTCTGATATTGCATCCTTGTAAACGAGTAATCAGAGTGACCAATCAGCGCGGCTTTATCTCTCACGTCTCCGTCCGCATGTTTTAATTTATCTGCATAGGAATGTCTTGCAGAGTATGGGACTTTCCCTTCTATTCCAAGTTGAGACGTAATCTTTTTAAAAACAGATTCTTCGAAATAGTTTACTTTCATTTGTCTTAATTCAATAAGCGTTTCCTTGTTCTTTGTGAAATAGTAGAATGGAAATAAATATTCCGTGCCGGGAATAAACAATCTATCTAATACATATGGAAGAATCTGCTTTGGTATTACAACTTTTCTGTTAATACCAGCCTGAGTTTTCTTTCCTTCAACAATGTAGTACACAATCTCCTTGTCAATTTCCTCAAACATTACCTGATCTTTTTTTATTTCCAGAAATTCTCCAGGTCTGAAACCGAGATAACATAAACAAAAGATATACTCTGCGTAGCGAAGCTGCCCGATTGATTCCTTAATCAGTTTTATATCATTCGGCGTAAGAGGTTCTCTTGTTGTTGTCTGGTGTTTCCCGATATACAGATTCTCTGTAATATCCTTTTTGACGATGTTAGCGCTTAAGGCATAAGCCCAGATCAGTCCGGCGGTTACCTTCATCATTTGATGAGTTCGTTTTCCCGCCGGACATTGATCCATACAGGATTGAAGATCTGCGGCTGTAATAGAATTTATTCTACGAAATTGGAGATCGGAAAAGTGCTTATATGCCTGTTCGTATCCTTTAAATGTTTTAGGTTTAACTCTGTTTTCATATGACTTCTTCCAAAGATCAAATACTTCATGGAGATATATATTATCGTATTCGACAGACTCCCCGTTAAGGAGTCTGTTTAATGCTTCAAGCGCTTCTTTCTTTGTTTGAAAGCCGCCGAATGTTTTCTTAATGGGAATAAGTTTAGATCCGTCTTGGGACTGCTTCCAGCCTACAACAATCTGAGCTGTCCAAGTACCGGTATTTTTGCGTTTATAAACCGATCCAGTGTGATTTCCTCTGGATTTTGGTTTCCCCATTTCCGATCTCCCTTCAGAATAATGAGACTATTATAATTGGAAGATACTCTAAAATCAAATCAGATATTCCCTTTATACCATTTTACAAAAGCGTCTTTTGGAATCTTGATTCTTGATCCTATTTTTGAAGCCGGAAATCCAAGTTGCTTAATGTCTTTTGAAGCCTGATACCTTATCACGTTAGGATCGCATCTAAGTAGAGGAGCTACATCACATGGGGTCAAAATTTCTTTATCCATTTTTATGATATCTTCAATTGTCATAAAATGAATGCCTCTCTATCTGGTTTTTAGCAGCTTTACGTGCAAAATAATCTGCCCTGTTGTTGTAATAGTTGATTGCGTGAGCTTTTAATTTTATGAATTCAACATTAAGATTTTTGCTTTGAATCAGTTCGCACAATACTAAGAATCTGTCTGCATTTTGCACTGGCTCGCCTGTTCTAATCCTTCGCCAGCCATTACTCATCCAAATATCTACACGGCCTTCGTTAAAAGCACGCTCAATATAGCCGCTGTCAGTGAAAACTGAAACTGCCGATCCGTAAGGAACAGCAGACAATCCTTCAATTACAGCTGTGAGTTCCATGCGATTATTTGTTGACAAGGGTACGCTTCCAGTTATCGTCTGACATTCATTTCCATTTCTAATTATTGCTGCGTACCCTCCTTTACCTGGGTTACCGAAGCAGGAGCCATCAGTGTAAACTAAAATCTTTTTCATTTTCAATTTAAACAATTCCTTTAAAGCAAAGACAGAAGATAATCATATTTGTATAATCATCCAGCTTGTTTCTTTTGATTGTAAATTCTCAGTGCTTTCATTCTTGCTTCATACGCTTCTTCTTTTGTATCATAAGTTCCCACATAATGACATTTGTTATTTCTCCAGAAGTTTGCTTTCCATCTACCTGAGGGCACTAATGAAACTCCAGTCATTGTAATACCTTTTTTCAGTTGATATTCTTTAATATGACTATCTATTTCATTCTCGAACTTTTTAATTATTTTATTCTTTTCTTCCAGTGCCTCTTCCATTGTGTCAAATCTTCTGCTTGTATATCTTTTCCCGAATCTTCTGAGTTCAACAGAATATTTCCCGTTATCTGAGCATCTTATGTTCTTGGCTTCACGATTGCAGTTGTTAATTGTTATTTCCACAATCCTCATATTGCTTCTACGATTATTTAACGGATTGCGATCTATGTGATCAATTACTTTATCCCCGTAATAATCTAATAAAAACCTGTGCAAGCGAACATTCTTTCCGTGAATCCTTGATATAACATACCGATTTACAAAAGCCCATTTATAAGGCTTGCATTTCTCTACATCCTCGAGATCAATCACTGCTGTAGCAACATAATTATTTCGGCCATCGACTAAGATCATTTCCGCATATTCGTCGTGTAAGACATATTGATTTTTATCCTGAATTGTAGCCGGTGTTGCATCTGTGATTTTTCCATATCTGTAAATCTGTGCGTAATGTTTACTGCACAAATTGCATTGGGTTTTCCCGCAGTATTTTATTATCTTTTTCTCAGAAGATACCCCGCAAATACCACATTCAAGAACTTTTTCTTTCATGTTTCTTCCTATTATAAGAGGGGGAGCCTTTATGGCTCCCCCTCTCTTTTGTCATTCCATACTTGTGCAGAAATGGACAGAAGCTTCGCCAAACACTTCTCTGGCAATCTCCTCATAGAGAGTTGACTTCAGACCATTAATGTCTCCCATATTGTCATCATAGAACTGAACGACTTCTTTCTTGAAAACAGCGTAATTCTGCGGTCCAAACGGGGTATCAAAGCTTTTAAAATCAGACAGAACATCGTTACCGTTAAATGCATTCCTGAAAAGTTCTTCATCGGTAAGCTCATTAGGAGATTGTACCACATTGATCGTTAAGACCACGTTGCCAAATTCCTTTTTGTTAGGCAGTAAAGTAGAAATAGCTTGATACTTTTCGATCCCATTTACAATCAGCGTAAGGACATAATCGCCTTCCGAGTAATCGATAACAATCTGAGGATCATTTTCAAACAGTGCCTTAATGTATTTCACATAAGTAATCCACGGAGGAGAAAGCTTTACGCTCTTTGTTTCGGTTGTCGTAATATCGGCTTTTTTGTAAGAAAATTTCATTTTGTTCCCTTCTTTCTTTTCCTTTTGATAAAGCTGTTTTTTATTCAAAATTCAGTCTTGCTCTAGGCATGGGTATTTGTCCATTATGCATATCGCAAACAGATTTGAATCTCATTTTTTCCTTGTCTGTTAGGTAGTTTTCGGTATTAATTAAGTGCAAAATTCGTTTGGCAACAGATGCCCAAGGATGGAATTCCTGATAGTTGCTTTTGAATCTTTTTAATGAGATCCCTTTGCCGTTGTAATCCATAAATCCGTCGTCAATGGATCGGCCGCCAATCCCGTATTCGTTTTTTAAAAACTCGTTAAATTCTTTTTTATTTAATTTTGTCGCAGCCGCATAAATTCTAAGCTTTCCGTTTTCATATCCGGACCCGTACAATAAACATTGGTCTATCCATTCGAGCGGGTCATCAAACATACTTAACTGGACGATCTGCATTTGTTTGCCTTTCTGTACATTGATATATAACGAGCCGCGTCTATTTTTGTCTTTCCCGTGAACGGTGGTAGTTTTGGGTTATCTTTCATCATCTTCGAAATATAGACCTTCTGGTTCTCCGTTATGTGATCCTGATGCCAGGAATCTCGAACAAACATCGTAACTCACTCCAAGATATTCTGTTTTAATGAAACCTTTATTTGTAATACTCCATTCGTCTGAGACATAGTAAACAGTCACTGTATCCCCGTCTTTTGCCCAGCATCGTCTACTGCCGTCGATTGCTCTCCGGCAGGCGACTCGCCCTTTAGAACAGATGTTTACTTTTTTATTCAGATAAACCGGTTTGGAATAAACGACATATCCTGAATTAACCCATCCTTCTCCTCTTTCAGTAGAGACTTGCGTTAGAAACAGATATCCGTTTCTTATTGCATTTTCTGTTACCGCTTTATCTCCACAAAGAAGATATCCTTCAGTCTGACCTTTCTTATTTGAGTTTGGACGAACATTTACATATGAGTCAGGCTGACATAAGATCCAACATTCAGTTTCCGCATAACAAAAAGATGCTGACAGGATCAAAATCAGCATCAGAATTAATTTCTTCATTTGTTTTCAGTCCTTTTTGCATCTACCAGCGCCCTGGCAAGATCGTCAATATACTGATGGAGAAGCCTTAGTTGAAGTTTATTCTCCCAGTTTTCTCCTCTTTCAAGTAAACATAATTTAATATGAAGCAGTTCATGAACAAGCGTTTCTTCGTAATTGAAAGGCCTTAATCCGCCCTGTCTTTTTCCCGGATTAACGATCTGGATTTTTGCAGCTCTTGTTGTCTCTTCGTAGCTTACACATCCATCAGAATTATCAAGAACCATATCTTCCGGGTTGCAATTGTCGCAGAGTGTTACCAGCCAGTCCTTTAACCCCAGGCGGGCAGTCCATTCATCAAGAAGTTCTATACCTGTTTGGGTATTCTTTATTTCATCAGCCATTCATTAATCCTCCTTATTCAATAGGAGGTTCTTCAATGGTGTCAGGTATTCTGCCAAGAATAAACCCTTTTGATTCAAGAAGTTCTTCAACAATTGCAGCAATCATAGGTTTTAAATTTCGTTTTAAGTTTTCTATGCTTTTCTCTATTTCTTCTAGTTGTGTTGTGTTTCTGTTTGTTAGATACTCGAGATAATCGCCGTCAACGGCAGTGTCTAACTGATTCACTTCGGGGGTTAAAGTTATTGTTGTTATAGGCAACTCATTAATTGATGTAGTTGTTGTAAAATCAGTCACACGATATGTATTACCATTTAACAATATTTGTTGTGTGGTCAATGGATTAAAATCAAGTGGCATTTTATATCTCCTTTCTTATCTGCTCGAACAAATCATCTATATATGTACTATTGATTGTTCTTTTTTCTTCCTTCGGAGATATGTCAGAAACAGCGAACTGGTTATTTGGCAGATCTATGAACAGTTCTTCATCTTTTATAACATGAAATTCAACACCACTTGTTAACCTCATTTGACGGAAAGCAATATTGCTAATATAAACAGTTTTAAATCCAGAGAAGATTGAGAAGAGATTGTTTTTCGTCCAATTAATATTTTCTTTATTTGGTTGATTGTCACATTGTCTATATCCAAGGATTATAAGTTTTAAATTCCGGCCCATCAATTGCCGAAAAACGCTCTCGTTCGTTCCAAGAACAGTGTAAATTGCAGTATTTTCCAGATCACAGAGTCTGTCAATTGTTTCGCAAAACACATGTTCGTTTATTATTACACCGATTTCATTAATCAACTTTTGTTCTGTCCATTTTTTTAATCGTTCATACTGTTCTAAGAATGAAGTCCAATTAATTCTTATGTCGCAAACTATTTTACTGGCAGACATTCTGAATAAAAAATCTTCAAGGTCTGGATGTGATGTTAGATTTTCTCCTTTTATAATAAGTTTTGTATTTGAAGGTAATGATTCAAACAAAGGAATGTTTAAGTTTCCAAATCTACCTTTGTCTGTTATCTTTAAACCAATTATCTTTAAGCTGTTTCCGTTATGAGGCACAGTATTGTTCATGCCCGGCCTCCGATTTGTATCTCCGAGTCAAATCGCTCTCTTCGACATTTTCTTCCATCCAATTTCACGGTTCCACCATAATAGGAATCCCTTATGAATTTGGGGCAGCGATAAATACAGTATGTTGAATAAGGTCTTGACACTGTTTTTTCAACTTTTTCAGCGTGCCAACCTCTAACAGGTTTGCCTGCATTCGCCCACTGACAGTCCATTGTCCCTGTCGCTTTCGCACAATCCCAGCATAATGTATATTTGTTCATGTCTGTTCGCCGTTTTTCAAAAGGTATTTATTACTGACAACTTTCATCGAAAGTGGGCCTCCGATAAAAGAATTATAAACAGGCTGTGTTGTACGAATTACAATGCCTTCCTTTCTCCCTCCGTTGGGATAGTTTCCGTCAGCTCTTTCAAGCAATGATTCAACTGTAGGATATTTTGAAGGCAAGTCATTACCGACTTCTTCAACCGGTACCATTTCCATATTCAGATCTTTTGTAATTAAACTCATCGTTTCAAGATCTACCCGGTCTCCGTCAATACGAACTGTAAATACGTACCATTCAGGTTTGCTTAAGCGTAATGGATTTTTCTGAATTCCAGGAGCACAGAATTCTCCTTGAATGGTCAGTGTTTTATAGCCCATTTTACGGGCGAACTCAGGCATTGTCTTGTCAAAGCCCTTTTCTTTTATGAATTTGTAGAACGAGCTGGAATCGTCGTCTTTGTATTCATAGTTATGTCCGCAGACATGGAAACCATTTTCATCCACGCTTAACGAATGCGAAGATCCGTCCATTTTTGTGGAAATGTAATATTCCAATCCACTAAATTCCTGAATCAGTTCCGGCCTGGACTGAACTCTTGTTTCATCTGTGTGAGGCACGTCATATGGAAGTGTTCCGATAACATTTCCACCTGTTGTGGCTCGTTCTTCTATTTCCCATTTTCTTACTCCGAGCCATTCCGTTACGTCCATTCCAACGGCAATGTCCAATTCAGAAGGAAGTTCTTTAAAAGAATTCAGAGGAAGCAGCAAACCCTGGCTGATCTGTCCTCTGAATTTCATGCTCCTTAATTTAAAACCTTCGCCCAAAATATCGTTTTTCTTATAGCTCGAGGCTCTTAAAAACTCAAATTCAGGACGTACAGGAAGAAATGAATCTATTTCAAAATAGACTCCGATATCTCCTTTTTTGAACTGACCTTTATTTACAACACATTGCCAGCCTAAGACTCTGGCGAGATCAAGTCTGTCGGCTCCTTCAATTGGCTGAACATCCCATACTTTTTGAATACTTGCCAATTTTCTCATCTAAATCATCTCCTTAAAGGTAGTTTCGTCCAAAAATACGCATCCATTCTTCGTGTGAATGAATGCGTTCAAATGCAATCTGTCCTTCTATTTTTAACAAATTTCCTTTTGTTGTATTGTATTGAGCGCCATCAGTTCCTGTGTGACAGTCATGACAAAGCCACACCCAAACTCCATATTTTTCAGAATGTTTTCTGTTCGGTCCAGCCATTATATGATGGCGCTCCAGATTTGTTCGACGGCCGCACAGAAAACATTGTTTTTCTCCGTCCTGTACAATAGACTTGCTGCTCAAGCAACTCTCTCCCTCTTTTTGTCAACCTTTTTTCCCCATTGCATGATCAGTCGTTCCTGTTCCTCTGGTGTTATTGTCGGCAAGCCTAAAGACTCCGCATCCTGCACGAGGCTGTCAATCAGGTCAGACATTTGTTTCTTATCCCATACTGATGAGCCATACCATAAAGTAACATTTACACATCCCGGCAGCTTGCTTGGAGATTTTTCAGCCATCCATCCCTCTCCTTTTTCCTGCCAGTTTCTACACAAGGTATCAGCGGCAATTTCTTTTACGCAGACAACATCGGATACTCCACCGATTTCCTTTATAGCGTTTTTATATACTTCATATTTTTTCACGCCGGTTCTCTCCGCAATCTGATCGATTAAGACCCAGCATCTTGCATTCGCATCCAATCCTCTGCGAGGATTATATTTTTTAATATCTATTTTAATTTCGCTATCGAAAAGCTCGTCAAACATTTCCCTGAAATCAGAATTAACCGTGATGGTTATATTTTGTGTTCCATCCCGGTTAATTGTCAGGTCTTTTAATTTCCCAGTCACGGTTTTCCTCCTTTAACATGGCGGTTGTCATATTTTTACAAGATCTTTTTCAATATTTGATACTCTTTCTTCAAGCTGTTTTATTCGATTATAAAAATCAGAAAATACTTTTTCTACGTCTTTGGATTTATAAACCTTTTCAGATTCAGACATAAACGAACCCTGTCTGAAATTTCTTCCATCATTCTCTTTTACAAACATCAGAAAATCATCAATATTGCTTTTGGTTATTTCGTTGCTCATACTCCATCAACCTTACTAGCTAATTGATCGGCGTGATGTGTCCATAATACATTCGAATACTTTCTGATAGCGCGATCGAACTCCTGCCATTCTTCCTTTTCATATGCTCCCATGTGATAACGGATGCAAAGCATCTCTTCTTCTGTCAGATTGATGAACTGAGACAGAATCATCACAGACTTTGATCCATGTCCTTTCAAGAGAGTGTTTTCGTTATAAGTATATTTAGTAGAAAAGGGAGAGATTACAATTTCCTGTCCTCCGGAAGTAAAAGTTTCCGGGCCTTCACTCATAACGTATTGATCATGCTTGCAAATATCATGGAACATCCCAACAATAAATGGACTTTCCGGCCTCTTCCACTTCAAGCCGTTGTTCAGCGTAAGCCAATGAAGGCGCATTGCTACAAAACGGCTGTGATCGTATAATCCGCCTTCATAATTTCCGTGGTACTTTGTAGATGCCGGAGCCGTGAAAAAACCCTCGCTGTTTAAAAAAGCCATCAGGTTTTCGTTTTTAACTACAAGACTGTCGTCTCCACCACCAAGCGCTTCCCACAGAGATGAGAAATCAGCGAGACGTTCATCGATTGTATTTAATTCTGTTTTCATTTAATTACTCCATTATGTTGTTTTTCGAAACAAGAGAAAATATTTAATCAAACATTTTCACCCAAAGGAGTACAGGACCAGCCATGGGCTCTAAACAAATGGGATAAGTCTTTCGTGACATCTCCTTTTACATAAAGAGGATTGCCTTCGATCACTGTATCAATCCTTGTCATCAAACCGTCTGGATGTTCTATCTTCGCAAACGAGACAATATTATCAATATTGATTATCATTTTACCGTACGTGTTTTCATTAATCGATAAAAAGTCCATATCTTCTCCTTATTCAACCGGGAGCCGCCTCCTTTTACAAGGCGGCTCCCTTTAATGTTATTCATTCAGAATATTTAGAGCTTCAAACAAAGCATCGGTTTTAGTTTTTGTTTCCTGATATAATTTCTGATAATGTTCAGCTAAAGATTTGAATTCATCCTGTTGTTTCATTAGCTTATTAATCTTGTTTTCCAGTTGTTCAATCATTCTGGATTCTTCTGATTCATTCGGCTGTTTTGTTTCCACAACAGTTTTCTCTGGTTCTGGAGTTTTAGGCTGAAGTAATCCATGAAGATATTTATAATTATATACTTTTTTCTTAGCCTGAGTTTTAGACATGTTTAAATGAGAACACAGCCACTCAATTTGATTGCCAGACGCAAGTGAGTCTTCCCACCAGTTTTCTACCCGTTTCTTTTCTCTCTTTTTTACTTCTTGTTTTTGCTGTTCTTCCTGCTTCTTCTCTTCTTCAGCCTGGCGTCTTTTCATGTTCTCTTCTCTGGCTCTTTCGATCAATGTTTTCCCTCCATAAAGAGGAATGGGAGGATCATTGTAAATCTGATTTGCAATTAATTGCATAGCCCGTTTTCCGTACACGCACGGGTGACTGCACTTTGAACACTTCGATGGGTCTCCTCCGGATTTCAGGCATGTTTTCAGGTACTTATTTTTTATTTCTTCCAAATCCATATCCTGAAGATCAACGGACGGCTGTAATACCATCGGAGAATTCTTTACATAAGCTATATCACTAGTTCTCATTTCTTTTTAGTTTCCTTTCTTTCCGCTATCTTCTTACTTCTGTCTAAGGATTTAACAGCTTCATCTGTTATTTTATTTATTTCGATTGTTGGCATACAATGACCGCAATTCAAACAGACACGTTTTCTTTTAATTCCCCAGTCATATGGGCGACTGTCTTTCACACTTAATTGCTCCAGCCCGCATCTATCGCATTTCATTTAGAAGCTCTTGCCGTTTCTTTCGAATTTCATTTGCCTTGCCACAGCTCTTTGCTCCTTCTTCGCATCCTGCTCTCAGGCAAGGAGGACCTGCCGTTTCAAATAATATAGGAGCAACATTCAGACATTCCATGAACATCTGCTCACTTAACTGGCGGATTTCCCACTGCGCTCTGTTGCACATTCTTAAAGAGAAGAAATGCCTTAATTCCCGAACATTCATGGTAACAATCATTCTTGTTTCACAGGCATTAGGCAAAACAAAACGAGCATCTTCATTCGACGTTTCACCATGACCTAATTTGTCTTGCCAGTCTTTATACCAGGTTTCGATTGTGTTCATCTGATCGGCATATTGCTTAACGGCTTCTTGTCCTAATGCCTCAATCTTGGGCGGAATAATATAACCGAATCCGTTTTCATAGGAAACGTATCTTTGGCTTTGAACGGAAAAGCTTGCAAGACGATGTCTTGTAATTTGAGCCAACAGAGATCGGCTGACTCCCTCTATTCCAAACGTAAATGAAGCATGTTCAAGAACTGATTCATGCCTTGTAGACATCAGCTTCTTAATGAACATGTCTTGATCATTCTCTGAAATTTTGTTTTTAAGATCTTTTATTTCAGATTTTGAATAGCATAACTTTGCTCCAAGCGCAATTGTTTCTTCCGGAGAAAGTGTATGCCGAATCAGAACCACATTTAATTTTTTTCTTTCTGCCATAGCTCCTCCTTAAAACAGATAGTCTTTGCCCGTTTGCTCTTTGTATGCTTCTCTGATTTTTACTAATTGCTCCATTAACAGATCTTTATCAGCCTGAAGTTTATAGATTGTTTCAATCATTTTTTCTACGCATTTTTTTACTTCAGCAGTATTAAAGTCTTCAGGACAATATGAACATAACCGCATACAAGGCCCTTGATACGTTGTCAGTTTATTGATCAATTCCTTTGGCGTCATGAACAAGCACACCTCTTTCTCTTAAATTCATGATTAAATAAGCGCCACGCATCTTCGCTGACGTATGTCTTTATAATGTCAACAAATCTTTTATTTTCGATAATAGAATCAGCGGCTTGTATACACACATCTGTTAATCGATCGAATGAAGAATCCTGCTGTTTTATGATTTCACATAAAGACTTCACTAATTCATAATTAATTAAAGCTTCTCTGCACTTTGTTTTCTGTAATAAACAATGTGCATTATCTATACTTTCATTCATTATTTCTATTAATTCAGACTGCATTTTCTAAAACATCTCCATTCGTTATAATTTCATATGCTTCTACGTTTGGATGCCGTTTTAGCCAGTCTTCTACTTCATCCTGAACAGATTCCATATCTTTAGTTTTGTCCAGAATATGAAGTCCTCTGCGGTCCAATTTTTTATTCAGATATATTCCGTCTGAAGTGCATTTCGAATCGTCGAAACTCCAATCCTTTTTCCAGCCTCCGATTAAAACAAGTTTGGACCCGTCTTTATCTGTCCTTTTTTTTAAAGCCTTGACGCGAGACTCGGCAATTCCGACTCTCCCGCTTGGCGCTTTTGCTTCCGATTTGTCAAAATTTAAAACGTTGTCGACCTCGAAAAAAACTACATTCATTTGTTTTCACTCTCCGGGATAAATTCGATTGACTGTGTTTTTCGCTGAGCATAAGCGTCTGCTTCAGCAAGTTTCCGTTTAATCACATAATCGACTTCATCTTTCGGCATCGGCATAAACCTTTCAGGATGCACCCTGATATCAGCTTCACCGAACATTACAACGTGAAACTTATCGTACTTTTTTTCTTTAAAAACTGTTTTATATCCGTCTCTTGCTGCTTCAGCATTTCGAGCATAACAGAAGACAACTTCTTTGATGTCTTCTCCGTTTCCCATGGAAACTTTATATATGTAAGTATTTTTTATTGCCATGAGGATTCTCCTGGTTTTGCAAGATTCTTTATTGCAAAAGCAATTCCAGCAACTATCCCAAGCAACATTAAAATCAAAATCCAGCGGCTGACAGGCTCTGATGTCAACAGCCAGTCTATAAATCCTTTAAGCATAATCGTCCTCCTTTTCTTTTTCCATGTCCAAATATGTTACCGCAACAGCAATAGCCGCCCAACAATCTTTCGTAACACCATAGAACACATCCGGATTTTTCTTTGTTCCTTTTCCGTTTATTTTATCGAACTTCGCAAAACGTTCGATTAAAGAAGCGCGAATGTTTGTGTCTTTTGCTCTTGGACTACCGCATATATATAGTTTCTCGTCTCTTCTGAAAATATAAAACACAGGAACTTTTTTTTCAGCCTCCTGAGAGAACCGGCCTATCCATTCTGCTGTTTGGAATAGTGTTTGACCCGCAGGCATTCCCATGTTTGCAATTCGTTCAATAATTACAGCATCTATATAATCTAGCCAATCAATCATCTTTTTCATGATGGCTTTGTTTTCGTCTTTTTTAAATTCAGTTATATTGTATTCGCTGTCCATAACACAATATGCGCTATATACATCTCCTGGATCTATTGCGAGAATTTTCATACGGCCTCCTTAATCTGCCCATTCGGCTAATGAATATGGACAAATTATCGTATCATAATGATCAGGCAAGGCTGTCTTTTCCAGTAATTTGTATATCGAACAGTTTTGAGCGTCGTTTGCATACTCTATGCAAGTCTTACATTTTTCCTGAGCTAAATTCACTAACTCTTTTGCCTGATCTTTAGTCATTATTATGTTTGTAGATCCCGGATGAAGTTTAGGTATAAGCTCAAAACGATAATCAGATAATGTATTCTTTAATTGTTTTATTTGATTCTCCGGAGCAGTTTCCAATATTTCTGCGAACAGGGAATCTGTCTTTTCTATGATTTCATCCAGTCTCTGTTCTCCGTCCTGAATTGTCTTTAAACGGTTAGTTAATTCGTCTTTTGCAAACAGAAATTCACTGAACGCAGCAGCGAATCTCTTCAGTGTATTCATTTCATTCCGGACAAGTCTTTCCATTATCAAGTCCCCCAGTGAAATCCGCACCACAATGACAACAGAAATGGAATGTCGGTTTGTCAGCAACCCAGTTGAACACCGGAGATGGAATCCACGCTTTTTCCTTTTCTATCGGTCTCCATAAAGCATCATATAATTGATGACAGTTTGAACATACCCAACCGTGTAAAGAACCAGACAAGTCTAATGTCGCACTCAAAGCACTCACTCCTTTACTTAATTAAAAAAGAGCGGCCGAGCTTTTCAGCTCGACCGCTCAGGGCTACCGATCAGTAAGGAAGTTCGTCAAGAACTTCATTCAGTTCTTTCTCGGCGGAATCAAGAGCGGCTTCAGCGTCCTGTGCAGCACTACGATAAGATTCGATCTCTGCATCCAGTTCCTTAATTCGGGCTTCAAAATCAGTCATGTTCAATTCTTCTCCTTTGCTTTGTCCGATCATTCGCATTAAGTCGTTCTGTGTTTCATCGCCGTAGAATTCTTTTTCCATTCCATCAACTCCTTTTATTTTATTAACCCCTTATAAAATGAAATGGGTTTAATCTGAAAGATCCAACACAACCAATTTGTGAATTGAGTGGTTTTGGTGGGATTAGTTGGTCGTCTTTGGATCTCTCGAGGTATGAGTCGGATGGCTTGCCATCCGAGAAGGATTGGAGAAAGCTTCTTAGTATTCGTCGTCGTCTTCTTCGTCGTATAAATCTTCGTAATCTTCTGTTTCTTCTTCGTGGTGTGGAACATCGAAAACCTTTATCTTATTTGTAATATAAGCATCTGCTTTAACATTTGCTTTGTGAATCTGCGTAAGAAGTCTGTTCACAGACAGGGGCGATGCAATTACAGAACCATTATCTAAAAATATAGCTGTTTTTGTTTTTTCAATTCCAGCTGCATTGATTAAAGTTCCTGCTTTTTTCTCAGCCGCGACTGTCTTTCTTGCCTGATATATTTCAGTGGACATCATTGCTACTATTCTTGTAATGCAAACAGCCACATCCGACTGTTTGTTGTCACTGCGTCCAACACTTACTTTCACAAAATTCACGGGTAATGTATAAGCCATGAGAATCACACTCCAAATAATAGGATATAAAGCCTTGTCGGCTTTCTACTCCCTATTATTTTTTCGTGTTAAAAGTCAATGAATCCGTCATCCATAAAGAAACTGCTAGTGTCTGCTGCAAGACCTTCCCCAGAAAAGCCTTCATAGCCTCCTGAACTGTTGAAATGTTCATCAAAGTCAAGTAAACCGTCCATTGAAAATCCTGCATAATTTCCAGTAGAGTCAAAATGAACTTTATCTGCGAGTGTTCCATCTGTAGAAAAACCTACTTCATGTCCTGCTGTATCAAAGTGTTCTTCGACTCCATCGAAAACTCCATCCTGTGTATAGCCTACAAGACGGCCGCTTTCGTCATAATGATTTGTCACGCCTTCAAAGAACCCTGGCATGCTAAATATATATTTCATCGCTTTCTCCTATAGTTTCTATTGGGAGTAGTTTAATTCAGTTTAACAATTGAATACTGTTTAACCCAATATTCTTTCTCTCCGGGAATAATCGCCCTCTGGCCTCCTTTATAAGTATACCGAGGCGACCTGTTTCCTTCAAGTATTTTGATGATTTGATTCGGAACAACAGGTTTCTTGCGGATGTCGTCCTTTCTGAAGCGAACGTTTCCACTTCTCCCATTGCTAATTGAATATAGGGTTACAGTAGTTCCCCATTTTTCGTCAACGGCCCTGACAAAATAAGTACTTGGATTTGCTTCAGGATCGATTGACAAACATAGTCCGATGTTTTCTTGTTCGGATGTTAATTTTTCCTGTATTGAAAGTTCTTCATCGGAAATAGAACTTTCAAAATTTCGGATACTGTCCAGCCGTTCATTAAAAGATTTGATGGATTTTGTAAGCTTGTTTTTACCTTCAAAGAATTCGTTGTAAACTTTCATAAGTTTTCCGCTTCCGCCAAATTCTTCGAAGTAACCAAGCTCTATCAGAATCTTTATCTGGCGAGTATCCAGACACGTCTGCATTTGAAGAGCTCTTAAAACATTCGTGAAACAATTAAGCTCTGCTTTATGATGTATTTCAGCAGCTTCTCTTTCAAGATATTCAGGCTTTGTTATCAGCTCATCCAACTGCTTTCTTATATCGTCAAGCTTATCGTTGCTAATAGGTTGTTTTAAGAGTGAAGTTAAAGCTTTTTTCTGCGCTTTTCCTTCTTTGTTCAGTGTAGCCGAAACATACTCGATACCCATTTCGGCTTCTTTTTGATTTCCAAGGTTGTATAAATCCTCGGCTGCGACCTTGGACATAAATCTTATTGAAGACAGGCTCTGACTGATTGTTTGATTTTCTTTATCTACAGTCCAGTCTCTGTTGTCCTGTCTCCATTTCCCGGCTAAAAGTTTTATGTCCTTATAACGTTTCATTTCAGAGATTATAGCAGAAATTTTATCCGTATTTTTCTTCTCATCATAAAGTTTTAACATAGTCACATAGAGTTCATATGGATAATGGACTTTCAGCCATGCGCAGTAAAGACTGTCGCAGGCCATAGAAAATGCATGCGCAGCACAAAACATATAATTTGCTGCATTTTCGATAATTGTCCATATCTGTTCTACGACCTCGTGCGCTTTCTTCTCCGAAGCGCCCTCGGTCTCCATTAACAATGTAGTAAATCCTGCTTTAAATTTCTCCTTTTCGGCCGCAACTTTTTCTACTTTTTTTTTCTTTATGGCCTTTGTTGTCGCGTATGCTTCTGGTCCAGGAATTCCAGCCGCCTTCAAAATCTGTAATATCTGTTCGTCAAATTCCAGAAAAGAATCCGGAATAGCTTTTGTTTTCAAAAGATTATCCAGCGAAGGGATCCCATACTCAAAGTGATCTCTAGCCAGAAAAATATTGATCATGGATTTGAAACCAGGTCTGATTCCGGCAATAAAAGCTGTTAGTTCTTCAACGTTCTTTGGCTTATATTGCATGCATTTTTTTGTAGATGCTTCTCTTTCACACTGATTCAGTCCTTGTGTAAATCCATTTGCATACAGATCCCATACTTGCTGATCGTTTTTAATAGCAGCAAGTAATTCGTCTACAGTCATAACAGGTAGTCCTGCCAATTTGTATGTTTCTGCAATGATTTTGACTACATCTACCCTTAAGAAATCAGCTTTAAGGTAATTATAGGCATCTGCTGTACGACCGTCGATATAAGCTGCGTATACAGCTGGTTTATTACCGCTTTTCGATTTTACCTGTATTACTCCAATTTCCCTTCTAAGATCTCTATCAAGAAGTATATGCGCACATGGATGAGGAGAAATACTAGTTACAATACCTTTATATTGTTTTGAATCTTCAACAAGTCCGAGATATTGCTCTTCTACATAAGATTCGATTTGAATATCGTCATCTACATCATAATCTGGATCATCTGAATTATTTTCAATTGCATGTTTAACGTCTAATTCATAGTTTTGAATTTGCTTTGAGACTGTATTTGAAATTTCAAAATCAATATCTCTTGCTCTTGTCAGTAATTTAAAGGCAGATAAAGTTTTCACTGTGCCAAATGCAATCATTGGAAGGCATCCATACTCGCCGAGTATTTCCTTGGCAGCTTTTTCAAAGGCCGGTACGTTTGCCATGTTTAAATCCAGATCAGGCAATCCGTTCGCTAACCGATCGGCAGAAATAAATCTTTCTGGAAGCATCTTTACCGGACAATGAAGACGATTAATCGAGCTGAATCCAAGTGCGTAATTTGTAGCAAATGATGCGCCAGATCCTCTGCCTGTTTTTGTTAAAACTCCTCCATATTCAATTCCCTTATCCACAATCTGTTTCATGATAAGGAAATAATCAGCTGTTCCAGTGCTTGTAATCGTGTCCATTTCGGCGTGAAGCTCAGCCGCTTCTTCCTTGTTTGGCATTCCATCTTTCTTTATGTATTCATCGCATACCGTTTTTTTGTATAGATAATTTCTTCGATCTAACGGTAAATTAGAATATGAATTCGGAATCTTTTTTTCGTTTGTGAAATGGACACCTTCAAACTCTCTCAAGATGAGAGTGTTTTCCATTGCTTCTTCTATACGTGCTCTTACAAAAACGCCTTGATCCTGCAATCTCCTGAATGCTTCATCAGCCGTTGGAAGGTCCAGAATAAATTCGTCTTCATCGCCATAATTTATTTTAGCCGATAACAGAAGTTCTTTTCTTAATTCTTTATCTTCTTTATTGATGTAATGACTGTCCGTTCCAAAGATTAAAGGCCATCGGTATTTACCGTACAGCCTCAGAATCTTCATATTTGTTTCTACCTGAATCTTTTGAGGATGATCCTGAATTTCGAGATAGAAGTTTTCTTTGAATATTTCATGCAACTGACAGGCCAGTCGTTCATAATCAGGGTCTGAACATATTCCGGCAACACAAGCTGTCGTGCATAAGAAATGCTTATAATCCAATCGACCCAGTATATCAAAGTCCACTCTGGCTCGACTATAAAATCCTGTCAAATTTGCTTCAGATATAGCTTCGTTTAATTGATAGAAGCCTTCCATATCTTTAGCAACCAATATTAAGTGAAAGTTTCTTTTATCTTTTTTCCCTTCAATTTCGGCAAGTCTGTCCGGTACAAAATAAACTTCAGCCGCAGCCAGCGGTGTCATGTCGTAAGGATCATTCTTGTCGTTTTTAAAAGCCTGACAGATATCAAACTGTTCCCAGACATTGGAACGATTTCCGTGTTCAGATATGCATAAGACCTTATGTCCTCTTTTTTTGAATTCTTTTGCATAATCTTTAATGAACATTGTTGAGTCAGGCTGTGTCAAACAATTGGAGTAGCAAGTATGGACATGATACGGTTCATAGTCCAGCAATCCGCATCATCCTTTCTTTTACCGAAATTCTCCACCAATGATTCTTTCTTTATTTTGATTTAATGTAAAACATGGATCGTCCTGATATCCATCCCAGATGTGAATCTTTAATTCTTCAGTCTGATTGTCTACTTCAATCAAAGCAAATTCATATTCCTCATTGTCGATTTGTATCGATAACGCATATCCAGGATAATCGCCTGATGAAAATGGACTCTCGGAGATCTTTAAATCTCCGAGAGCCGTATGAAGTGATTTTATTATATTCACGCTGCAACCCTTTCTACTGCATTCAGCTTGTTCCATTGCGCAGAACTCATACCGAGAATGCTGTATCCTACGCTTTCAAGTGCAGTAGACCTGTCGTAGCTGGCAACGTCCTGTGCATAACGAGTTGTTGCGTTTGCGAATCCATACAGGCTGAGGTCGCCACCACGAATCAAATAATCCAGAATGCCTTCGCCTTCCTTCTTTGTATAACCGAAGTCGGCGGCCCCGAGTTCTACCATTGCAGGAATATTCGAAGTAAGGATTTTTGCGCCTTTTGCCTGGCGCATTTTATCGACAACCTTTTCAAACCTTGTCTGGTCTACTACAGCCCGTACAGAATCCTGCACTTTCAGCATTAACGCTCTGTCGTCGGCCATCAGAGTTTCGTCGCTGTAGATTGTATAATCTTCAGCTGCTTCATTCCCTCTTCCGACGTGATATTTTCTGGTTTTTGCATCATTGACAACCATGCCGTTTGTACAAACGAGTCGATAGACAAGCGGCTGGATTGTCATTGAACCAAGACCAACTTCACTGTTGGTAATCATCATTCCAGATTGGACCACATCTCCTGGAACAACTTCCGTAGTCAAACGCGGATTTACAACCTTGATATAAAGTCGTTCGTCTGTGATTTCGCAAGACTCAATTTTTGCTTCAGGCATTTCTGCAATAATCGGAAGAACCGTCTGAGCAATTTCAAAATTGTCAATTCGACGATATCGATCGCTCAGAAAAGCTCTGGCTGTTCCGTCCAGCGTACGGATCATCCTTCTCTTCGGTTCTCTTTCAAACCAGCTATTTACATTCGCGGCCAACAAATCCGGATTTTCATACCGCATCTTGTCATAATACTTTGAAGGGATTCCAAGATTGGCCCCGATTTGATTATGCGCAATTTCGTTTACATTCAGAATCAGAACCTCTCCCGTGCTGTCGTTTGTTAAACTAAGCTGAGCGTTGTTCTCATAGGCATCCATGTGCATGTTTCTGGTATCAAGAAGATAATCCTTTTTAGCTGTTCGTTGACGCTCAAGTTCCATTGCCAGTTCTGTCAATGTTCGTCCCTGTTTCATATTTGATCTCCTTTTAGTTTTGTTTTGCTTCTCGTATTACTTCTTCAATCGGATCTTCTAATAAGCGTTTATAGATACCTGTAAATTTAGGCTTGTTTTCATCAATGAAATCAGAACTGCAACGATTTTCTCGAATTAAAACAGCGACATTAGCCATATATTTCCATTCGTTCATTACATTACTGCAAGCTTTTCTCAGTGTAGGTTCTTTGTATGCCTTCATTCATACACCTTTCTTGTTTTATACCATGTTTTACAATGCGGACATTTTCTCTTACCGGGCTCATAAGGAGCTCCACAGTTTTCACAAGTAAGAACTGTTTTAACGGTTTCTTTGTTTTTCTTTTCTACAGGTGCATTTTCTTCTATTGCAGGCTCATTATTTTCGGATGAGGATTTATTCGTCTCAACTTCTCGACGAGCTTTTAGCTCTTCTTTTTCCTTTTTTGTTAATGGTTTTTCAACACTCTTATTGCAATTTTTTCTGACGTTGCACAGATTCTGGCAATAAAAATCTGAGCTGTCCTTGTCTGTCAGCCAGTCGAGTACTGTATATCCTTCTATCTTATGGATGCAGTCTGAAGCCCACGAAAGCGTTTCTCTGAATTGTTTAAGATCAAATGCTCGAAACGGTTTTTCTCCGTTTTCTCCGAAGAGATGGAACATCAATGTTTTAGGATATTCTCCGTACTTTTCATATACATATAAAGAATAAAGAAGCTGTTGTCGGTACATTTCGTTTTCTGATTTCTTAAACGAAGCCATTGACTTCGATTTGTGATCGCAGATAACGAGATCATTTGTCCATTGTTCCCGAAGAATAAGGTCAATAATACCTGTGAACTTTCGAGTAGAGCCATCACACAGAGGTAAATCGATTGTAAACTTTTCTTCAGCAGATTCTACTTTATATCCCTCGAATTCATCAAAATTCTCAAGAAAATCTATTCCAGAATAATAAGCTTTTTCAGCATATCCCCTCATCACCGAAGGAAATGCTGTCACAACTTCATCCGCGTATCTCCGAATGTATTCTTCTTTCATATCTTCTTTTTTTAGAATTCCTTTAGCCCATTTGTCCAGAAGATCATGGATCAAAGAACCTCTTTCTGAAAACGCATTGGACATAATGTTATCTACTCGCTCAATGCGTTGAAGATAAAAAGAATACGGACATTCATCGAATGAACTTAACTGGCTGTAGGAATATACATGATTGTCTTTTATTAAGCCCAAAGGCACCACCTTACCTTTCTGTGTAATTAAATGAATCAATTACGTGTCCATGATCGTCCAGCTCCTGAATAACAGAAGCATATTTTAAATCGTCGTTCATGGAATCAAGCCATTGTTCAGCTTCTTCGATTTTCTCGAATGCTTTTGCCAGGTCTACACCAATCGTAATGATTGCATTGTATTTCATTCATTTTCATCCTTGAACCAACTGTCATCAAGTTCTACTTCGTTGAACTCGACAATTATGTCACTAAGATCAACCCAGTCTCTATACTGTTTGAGAATTTTTACTTCTTTTGCTGGGTGCCATCTGCCGCAGAGACCGCAGATGACACCCTCTAAATTGTCGTATTTGTATATTGCAATTCCACCCAGCTCTGCGTCTGGTTCACCTATGTACGTTCTGAATTTAACTTGTTCAAAATGCATCTTTTACTCCTTTAGAACGGACCTTTTTCTTCAGCCCCGCCGCCCTGCAGCGCAAACTCTTCAAGCTTGTTCGCCGGATTTTCGGGAAGCTCGATTCCTCTATGATCCCAACTGTAAACAATACGATCCTTTGTGCTGGTCTGGAAAATTCTCCTGTTACAAGGATCGAAAGTGCAAATGATCAGGTCCTTAATCCCGAAAGCCCGATTTTTCGTAATACGCACGTTAGGCCTTTCAATGTTCAGAACAGTATCAGCGAGGTTACCGATAGCAGAAGAACCGGAAATATCCTGGTTAGAAAACACTTCTCCGGGCTTTCTCTTCCTCGGGTGGGCAACGAGTATGACATGGACTTTATACTTCGTCGCAAATGCCTTTAGTTGGGCACTGATTTTCGCCTGAGCACGATTCTCTTCTTCCGGAGAGACTGTCATGCACATGAGATTGTCAGCAAGGAAAAGCTTGCATCCATACCGACGAGCACAGATTTCAAACATCTTAATGACCGCTTCACCCTGATTTGTCTCCATGATATTGTTATTATCATAGAGAAAGAACTTTCCAGCCAGCCAGTCCTTGATTCGACGCTGAATTGTTTCGCTTACAAATGTTACGTTTTTACCGGAACGCTGATCGTATTTGTACCCAATATAACGGCTTTCGGTTGCCTGATGCATAATCCAGTCGAGGAACTGCTGAGCGCTGAGTTCTCCGGAATACGCACAAACTTTATATCCCTGTTCAACAGCATTAAGAAGCATGTTGCCGGTAATTGTAGACTTACCCTCTCCGGAATTACCAGAGATTACAGTGACTCCGCCTTCAGCGAATCCGCCGATAGCATGATCCAGAGCCGGAATCTTCGTCATAATACGCGGAATGGTAGTAGGATCAATATACGGAATAGACGAGATATCCAGAATGCCCTTCACAGGAGCAGGTTCACAAGCATCAACGAGAGACTTGAGAGCTTCTGGTCCATAGGCATAGAGAATTTCATTAGCATCCTTGCAAAGACGTCCATAGTCTTCGCCTTTGTAGACCAATTCAGGGTATTCACTGGGAATCATGCAGCGATCTTCGCCAAGCCGTTTGGTCAGAACAGAAACCATTTCCTGTCCGGGTTCATCAGAATCTCCAAACAGGATAAACTGATTGAACTGATCAAGCCAATCGTAACAGATATTAACCCATTCAAGGTTGTTACATCCACAGGGAACGGATACAACATTCGTTACTCCTGCTTCGTACAGAGACATAGCGTCGATTTCACCTTCACAAATCACGAGAGGCTTGTTATAAGACACATTGTCCATGCCGAACAGAATGGGCTTGGTATTAGCCATCTGCCATTCTTTGGCAACCTTTTCTTCCTTTTTTACTTTCCGAGGCAGACGATATTTTACATATGTCAGTACTCCGTCCCAATAAAAAGGAAAAACAATATTGCCCTTTTCATCGCTCATGATTCTCCATTCCCGGACTGTCTGTTCACTGATCTTGCGAGTTCCGAAATAAGTAATGATTTCTTCAGTTACTTCGTTGAACTTGTTTTCGTCAGGCTTATCATAGGCCTTCTTTTTAGTGACCATCTGACCAACCTGTCCATAACTTTCAATATCGTAATGAGTTTCTCCGAAGAAATCACACAGATCCTTGAAGTTTCCTTTCTTTTTCTTGCAGCTACCCCTCATGCAATTCCAGAGGCCGTTGCTCAAACCAATTGCAAAAGTTTCATAGTCGTTATTCATTCCGCCGCCACAGAAAGGGCAACGCTTTGCCATTACCTGACCGTTCCTAATTCTAAAATCTTTAATGTGTTTTTCGGCCAGATCGATTACAGCACTAGAAATTGCATCCATTATTTTATCTCCTTACGCATTATCTAAATTTTTAATTTATAATAAGCGCAGCGACCCTAAGTTGGAATGGTCGCTGCGCTTCGGTATAGTTTACGCTTTTCTATCGATTACACCTGATAGAGCATTGATAGTTTTATATAATTATTATAATAGTTTCTCAATGCTTATCATAATGCGTACTGCTAACTAATAAAATCTATGATTTTATTTGTCTCTTTATCTATTTGTAACTTAATTTGAAACGGGTCTTGACCGTTTCTAATTAAGTTTCAAATAGATAAAGTGTTTGAGATATGCTCAAATTGTTTATGTTAATTACATCAGCAGCTACTTTTCTTAGCAGTTGTTAAAATGGACGGGTATCAGGATCAGGGTCTGCACTATTTTGACGAGTCGGAGCGCCCTTCATTCTCGCACGAGGAGTTACCTTATAAGCTCGAATGTTCATAGACTGTCCAGCCTCGCCTGTCTTTTGATTAATATACTTCTGAAGGAACAGATCTCCACACACCTCAACCTGTGTTCCCTTCTGGATCTTTTCCAGCAACCATTCGGCTGGTTTACCCCAAACGGAAACATTATAGAAATTGGATTCATATCCAGAACCATCTGTTTTTTTCAGGGTTGTATTCACGGCAACCGTGAATGAAACAACAACCTGATTGTTTACGACACTATGAGTCGGGTCCTTAATTAAGTTTCCAGTTACAAATACTGTTGCATCGTTTGCCATATTTTACTCCTTTTCTTATGCAGCCTGCAGCACGGCAAGCAAACTGTTCAACGCATTTACATCTGTACACATGCGATAGTTCTTAATGCCGCACTTCTGTTTAATTGTTTCTGCAAGCGCATTCTTCTGTTCGTCTGTCATATTCTTTGTCATTGCCTGTACTTTGAAATCGAGTTCTTTGATAACCTCTGTAAGACCCAGTGCTGATTCAGCCTTCTTGTTTTCGGCCTCAGCTTTCTTTGCTGTGACTTTCGCTTCCGGTTTTGACTCAGCTTTCTTTGTCGCAGCATCGCCTTTGTTGCCCTCTGTGTCGTCAAACAGATCCTCCCCGGCATACAGGGCAAGGCCGATACCAAACATCGCAAGATTCTTTGTCAGGCACCTCATAACTGTCTTGTTGATGTCGAACATGGTTGCAGCATTAACATGCTTCTTCCCCCAAGACATCTGAATGTCATAAGGTTCCATCTTCATTGGATTGTTGGCACCGTCCATGACCGGCAGCCACATTTCATGTGTTTCATTTTCAATGGTAACCGTGGTATAAACCATAATCCCCATTGCAGGATCAATGAAATATGGAAGGCCCTGTTCGTTTTTGACGATTGTGTAGTTAGCACTCGGATAGCGTTTTCGAACCTCGTCCCAAGCCCATGCCCAGGAAAGATACTTCAGCTTCGCTTTGCCAGTGTCTTTTTCTTCGACATGACCGCTGACATCAACAACTCTCAGAATGCCATACACATCATCTGTTTTTGTTGCCATTCTTTTTCTTTCCTTTCTCAGTTTTTTTCACCGATTGATATAACCTCGGCTTTAAAGTTTTATAATCTTCATAGCGGGGCTCTCTTGAAAATACATTCTTGAATTTAACCGATCGATTAAATCCTTCCATTCTGTATTTTTTCTTAACCGAAAACGACCACATCAGCTCTTTCACAGGTACTTTTCTGGCAAAAATCACTTCTCCGGAAGGTTCACCGTACTTGTTACAGGCATACCAGCACAGTACACCTTCCGGATGATAGTGAGGTCCTTTAAAATAATCCTGCGTTTGATATACTGATAAGAAATTTAAAAGGTCGTCGTGGCCAGTCGGCTCCGTTACTAAGATTTTCGGGAGATTCTTCGACGGCTTGCCGTCGAGCTGTTTTGTAACCCTCAAACCAGTCCTTGTGTTAGAAGACGTCCACGCACGGCATAAAACATAAGAAGGATAGAAATTCCCTCTGTTTATGTCTTCTCTAAGCGCGAGACCAAGGAAGTAATACGTTGTTGTTCCTCTTCCTTTAATTTCTTGTATTTGTTTCTTTTTCGGACTGAGTCTGATGTTTTATTGTATATATCCTGACAGATTTCACAGCGCTGCTGTTTTGAATTCATTCTTGGACGAACAGCACCGCAGTCAATACAGGTTACAAAACCAGTGCTATCTTTTATACAGGTGTGGGTTTCTGCCCATATGGGGTATTTCATACTACAGTTTTTACAGACTTTATAGTTGCTAAGATTCTGCTTCAGGTTCTTTAAAGCAATGTCTCCATAAACTCTCCAGAACATTTGCTTATGAACCGCTTTATCAACTGCTTTATCCGCAAACAGAAACTTCACAATATACGGATAAGAGTTTTCCAGCGGACCAAATCGGTCAGTCATTTCTTCGATGATCATCTTGGCTAAAAGTTCATATTTCGATTTTGATTCTCTTTCGGTAAAATAATCAAAATCTTTAGCCTCTATGACCCCGGAAATATTGATGTTGTCCATGTCACAAAATACTTTACACATTTCAGGATTCGTATCTTTACATGGTTCTGATAAAAACATCTGCCAGTTGAACGGTGAAATGTCTGCGTTGTGGAGATTGATGTTGCCAATGTCACTGAAAGCAGCACAAATTCTATTCATTGTTGAATTGTTGGGAGCAAGGTACTTTCGTTTCTTTTTTCCCGGAGCCGGAGCTTTTCGGCCGTTCTTTGAAAAAGCGAACCAATAAGGTAACCGACCGTTTTTTCCTCCTATGGCTTTGTTAATCTTTCTGGCGACAGCCGGGTAGTCTTTATAATGGGACAGCTGCCCGGTTTTAGCGGCGTCAATTGTTAAATTATTGAACATGGTTAACCATGCTGCCGCTACTCTGTCAGGGTTTTCACGATTCCAAAGCCGTGTGAGCATGTTGGATATCTCTCCTATTGATGTAATACCGCCACTTGAGTAATCGTGAGCTCTTTTCAACCCGTTATATAGGGACTCTTTTGTAACGGGTTCTGCTTTGGGCTTATTCGCTTCGTAGAAGAGAGGTATCACATCGTATTTTTCAATATTGCGTTTTGCTACGGAAACAAACAACGGATCAACTATTACATTTAATTGATCTCCGTCAACATCGAATTGCAAAACGCGGGAAATTAAATCTTTACAACTTGTGTACACGCCATTTGTATTAAACCATTTATACACTTCCGGATCATGCGAAATTTTTTCAATTCGATGCTCGCAGTATAAATGGGGACTCCTTAAAACATCAGCTTCATTATATTTTCTAAAGACAGAGCACGCTATTTCTCCATTCTTCAGCAGCCCTTCCGGTTCTTCAATATGACAGAACCAATACTCACAAGCCGCATATAAATCCGGAATAGCAAACAGACGTTTATTAAGCATCCTTATCTTTCCGGATTTCGCATCGAGAAGCATCCTCTTCCTCGTGTCTTTTAGCTGGCTTCTCGTATATCCTTCCCATAACATTTCCGGATAATAAGCCAACGCTGCTTTATAAGGATTATCAGATTTCACATCACCTTTCAGTGTTCTGATCATCGTATCTTTGTCTTTTGTGACATTCATGATACGATCATGTTCCCGCTTTGTATACTCTTTTATTTCCTCGTCTGTGAAATCCGTAAGCGTTTGAGTAAACTGATAACATACTGTTGTGTCATCTATTTCTTCTTCTTCATAGTTCATTTTGCCGAACATTGCACCGCATGAACGGCATTTGTCTTTGAAATCCTGCCATGAATCATAGAATTTTGCCATTTTGACCATGCTTTCCGTGAAGATGATCTGTATGTTTTCTTTTACAAGATCGTGTTCTAAGCCCCAATAGTCGACAATGACAGGCCGAACACCTTTCTCTTCACAGAACTTTAAATAGTCAAATACACACAACAGTCCTTTGACATATGGCCCTCTAACCATGAAGTTGAAATCCGAAACAGACGGGAGCATCATACCGCATCCATCTGTGTGATCAATTTCAACGGTACATACTTCTTCTTTGTATGTATAATCATGGTTAATGTACATCATCCTGTCAGTGACTTTGCCTTTGAATTGATTGATGACGATGCATCGATCCAAATCAAAGTCTGTCCACTCATCTGTTGCACTTCCAGGTAGTGCAGTATAAGCCATTAATTTATTTGTACAGATACCTCCATGAGCATTGATTACATCCCATGGAAGTCCACATTCAATTCTTTTTTTTATTTTCTCCCACATTTCATCGGAAATAAAGACAAGTTTATCTCGTCTTAATTGACCGGCTGATGCTGTGAAAAAATGATAATGTTTGTTTGTTGTTGATCCATCCGGATTCAGAATCTTCATATAGAATCCATCTGTAATCAACTGATGCATTACATCCAAGGATTTCCATTTCACAACAATCTGATCCAAAGTATAATCTCTTTCAAGCTTCATCGCTCTTGTAAGCTCAGATGAAAACTCAGAGATTTTCTTTGAAAAATTCAGATTATGCCACGTAACTCCAGCCGGAAATTGATCTTCTGAATCAGGGTGGTAAATAACATTTTTTAGTCGGACTTCTCTGGGAATACCATCATGCTTGTTGATTAATTCATTTAACTTGGATTGTGCTTCCTTTTTTTTTGTAATAAGACTTTGTTTTAGCGATTTCTGATCTTTTTCAATTCTGTTCAGTTCATTTTTTGCTTCTACAATCTTCATATACTGTTCAAATTCCTGCTCAGTAAAAAGATCGTAACTGTTGAAACCGGGTAAATAGACTTGATTTTTTAGATAGCTCTTCTCTCCCATACATACTCCTTTCGATCGCTATAGGTATGGATCAATCAAGCATCTATAAAAACAGTCGCGTTGAGTGGTTGCGCAACTGGAATTGTTTGCGTTCTGTTATGATTTGTTTTCTTCTCCATTATGGTGATTTTCGAAACGGGAGAAAATATTTGATCAAAGGTAATTAAAGAAAAAAATAGAGCACTGCGAATGCAATGCTCTATCCGGCAATCTAAATTCGAAGAGTTTAAAACTTCCAACGTTTACCTGGGGCCTTAGAACCAGGTAATAAGTTGGAAGTAGCGTAGCATCTTGCGGGAGGCGCCGCATCATCTTTAGATGTTGCGGCGCCTTTAACAAGATGTGGAGCTACTCTTTATCAAATCGAATCTTCTGATTACAGCAAAAGAGCAAAAGCTTTTCATTGCCAATGATTATGCTATTTTCAAATAAGATTTCATCATTTGTTCTGCATCTACGTTCCACTTTTTATTTGCTGTATTGATAATTTTATTAAAATAATTCTCTTCAACCATCCTGTAATATGAAAGCTGACCAGACAGATGCTGAACATCATCAATGTCCCAAGGTTTATTGTTCTTAGTATCAAGAATAAAGTTACACAAAGCCGCTTTAAAATATTTCTTAGTTCTATATCCTACTGTTATCTTGTACTCGCCATTCAGCATTAAGCCAAGCATCCAGTTCTTCCCTTTTACACTTCCATAGTGAACTTTCTCATCCTTAATTTCATACGGGGCACTAAATTCTTTAAAAGTATTTTCAATAAATTTCACCATCTGTTTAAATGGGAACTCTTCCTGCGCTGAAATATGCATATCATCAGCATATCTTGTATAAACCATTTTACGCTTGGAGAATTCACCAGCCAGTCGATGGTCAATTGGAATCATAATGAAATTTGTCAAACACGGCGAAAGCTTTGTTCCCTGCGGTAATCCATTGTTTAAGAACCCCAAAGAAATTGCCTTAGTTAAGGCTTTTCCCCCTTCCGGATCTTTCATAACTTCACATAGAGGAAAGATCTTACTTAACATCTTCATTGTAAATTCAAGAGTAGTGTGAGGAAAGAATCCGCTTAAATCCGTTTTCAGGAACCAATTACTCTTAAACTTGGCATGTTTTTTCAATACGTCTACAACGCATCTGTCTTCTATGTATGCAAATGCAGATGTATGATAAAGAACACCAACATCTCTTTGTAGAAAAGAGGCCAATTCTCCTAATGCATTTTGCAATTCCGGACAAGGTTCATCTATGGGCCTCCATCCACCTGTTTTCTTTGGAATTTTATAATGCCTATACAGTGTTTCTCTATTAGCTTCAAACAAAGAACTGTTTTTATTATTGAATTCTTTCAACCATTCAATAATCGATTTTATATCTACTTTTTCAGTTAACTCTTTAGGTATTTCGTCTAATGCTCTGGTTATGGTACCGGTCTTATCAGATTCTGTATTTAATGAATTTATTACAACATTTCCAAACAATACATCTTCGAATTTTAGTTGAACTGGTTTTCTATTTTGCCTTATTGTAAAGTAATACATTTTTTCATCTCACAATCTAATTAGTTAGTTGCTGGATCTAGAGCTGCTACTTACAGGTCCCGAGCGATCTCAAACCAGTCGATTTAAGTCTCTCAGCTGTAATAAAACTTGTGCATAGTCTAGAAATTTCGTCTTAGCACGAGAAATAGAGGTGTTATTCAGGCTGCCTTCGACGTGCGGCCGGCGGATCCGCGTTCCCTTTCTCGTCGGGCAAAGTGTTTCTGTTACTTACATTAGCAGACCGGTATAACCGAATTTTCATTGTGATTTAAAATTCTTCGATCATAAAATTAAATGCGTCTGCAACTATCGCATTCTTTAATTCATTTCCTTTTACGAAATTAATAAAATTGCAGACTCCGATATTAGATACAAGTCTTACTGTTGGTGCCACACAAAGCGCAACTCTGCAAGCTGACATTGGTACTGCTTGCTGTGCTTCTTCATGTGTGAAATTCATTCTACTCAAAAGCAATTTCTTTTGATCCATCCTGCTCCAGTCAGCAGCATAATGCTGACAATCAGTCAATCCGGTTCTGAAATCAAACATTGCTTTGATTGTGTCGTTGAATTTGTTTTCTTCAACTATTCTCTTTCTTATCTCTATCTTATCCACACACAGAAAAACATAACCTGACAGTTTTTGCCCTATATATCCCTGGTCAAACAAGATGATGTTCATATCTGGATTTATTTTCAATAAATTGTTCTTCACGCATTCTGTTTTCGGCTTATATAAATCATCTCGCGTGAACATCTGGTTCACCAGGTTATGTTCTTCTACAACATCGAAATCATATAGGCATACTTCTTCGATGCCGAATCTTGTAATCAGTTCAGCTACCGTAGAACCTACAGATCCACACCCAATGATGTGGATCTGTTCATGGAATAAATCAGGGTTAAAAAACTCAAATGATTTTGCGAGATTCATAGCCCCACTCTCCTTCTGAAGTTTCATCTTTCCAATAAAATGGATTAGTTAATTTATTTTCTACGGTATCATTGTTTGTCCATGCATAACTGCCATATTTCGGAGTTACTGCTGTGACGGTTTTCTTAGGAACAGTTACAGGCATGGACTCTACCATTTCTTTCGCTTTCTGAATAAATTCAGAGACTGTCGAGTTATCTTCTTTTACGATCTCAATCTGAATATCGTTACGGTCATACATAACATTATTGTCTAGATCATAAAGGAATGAATTAATATCTCCGGATTTATTCCATATCTGAAAGAGTTGAAATCCTTCTCCTTGCAGATTCCGAACGATATTCTTTTGGTTTTCCATATCTGTAGACGAAGGACTGGTTGACATATTTACATGTGAATGAGCCTGAAAGTGTAGCAGATCCAGAACATCTTCGTGATCCTCATACCATTTGTTTGTCTTTGTTGGATCAAGAGTCCTTGCTCCATTTACAACCTGAGGATACACAATAATCCCTGTGACAATGTACGCATTGTCATCGATCTTTTCGATTAGCCCATGCCAGCCTACTTCGCCATCAAAATTCTTTACCAGCGCCTGAGACTCAATGTATGCCTCAGGCGTAAAATAAATTGTTATTTTTTCTTTTGCTTTTTCGCTGAGATTTTTTTCGAAAGAAATCTCTGTGTCTTTGAGTTCATCTTCATACTTATCAATTTTCTTCGAAAATTCAGCCAATAACTTTTCTTTATCCTGCTTGCTTAGTTTTAATTTCTTCATGCCGTTTTCTCCTTGGTCTGAAGCCACAACAAGGCTTCAACGGGTGTTAAGTCTGTTCCATCGCTACGCTGAATAATTCTTTTATCGCTGGTTAGGATCTCCTGAACAAACGGTCTGAAAGTAATGTCTGTTTCTCCAATGTTAACGCTTCCGGTTGCCGCAATTGAACACTCTATAGCAGAGATCAAGTCGCCCTGCTGCAGGCATTGGATAATCTGATCTCTATTTCGTCCTGGACATCCATGAAGTTTATAATGCGGATTAATCAGGCAATTGGAAAGGATCGGATCAGTCATATCTATATTTTGTCCACGGGGAGCATCCATCCAGTTTGTGCTCGGCTGGAAAACAATATGTCCACTGATCTTAACCCGCAAATCAGGATTTGGATTTGCAAATAATGCTTTCATCAACATCATTCTGTTTGCTTTATTGTTGAACACATTTGTACTTGCAATTCGATATCCATCATAAATGCCCTGAGTTTTCTCCGCATTTTCATATTTCTTGACATCTGTATTCGTCAGGAGTGTTGTTACATCAAAGATCAAAGAGCCTCTATCATAACTGATGTTCTGAATCCGAGGTTCTTTTGAAAGATATTCAATGACTTCTTTCTCTTCTTCGCTGTCTCCGTCGCTGATAACTTTTAAACCTTCTAACATGACAATTGCGTTTTCAAGTTCTGTTTCTTTTCTCCTATAATCTTCGAGAACTGCTTCTATTTGAGAACGCAGTGCATGAACACGGTTTTCTGCCGTTGAAATTTTGCCTTGACGGAAACCTCTGAAGCACGAAGCCAATTCCGTGCGCAGAATAACACTCCGCACAGGCTGAAGCATTTTCTGCATTAAGCTTATAAATGAATCAGCCGTTTTATGCGAAAGAGATTTCAGTACCTGGATTTCGTCATCAGACAAAGGTTTATTTTTGAATATAGCTGGAAACAATGTATAGGTAAACGCCAAGCACAAGTGATACAACTGTATGTTCGTACTAGGTGCAAATATAAAGGCGCTATTACTTTCTTCGTGAATAAATACAGCAAAATCCTTCATTAGAAGTTGCTGGGCTATATATCTTTCGATTGGCTCAAGTTCACTCAGTCCAATCGTTGTCATAGCCTTTTTAATTATTTGTAACTTACTTTCTGTAAGATCCAAACATATATGATAGTTAAAACTTGGTGTTGACTTGTTTTCTCTATCACATGTTTTCTGAATTTGATCAATTAATTTTGCATCAAGTTCAATAAAACGGGTATAGTTTCCGCAAATCCCACTATAATCTGGAATTCTCGGCTGGAATAAAACAAAACCGAGAGAAGATAAAGTCCAGTCCAGCTCTCCTTCCGGCCTCGTAAAGTTGTTCAAATAACTGAATGTTAAAGGTGCAATTGGAGCACTAATTACTTTCGAAAACATAGTTTAAATCTCCTTTAATTTTAAAAAAAGGGGACGGATTTTACACCGCCCCCTTGCAAGGAGATTTTAGATGGCCTTCACCATCTTATCGATCTCCTTTGCGGATTCCTTAGCGTCGTTGATAACTTCTTCCAGATTCTCCTCGACTTCCTTCAGCCGCAGAAGAGCAAGACCCTGATGGGCCTTTACAAGCTCGCGCTTGTTCTCGGCAGTCGGATCGACAATGATAGTCGCCACAGCCTTCCCGTCTTCACTCGGGATTTCAGAGAAGACAACGCCGTTTTCATTCAGAGAACCGGGGCCTTCTTCGACAAACACCTTGAAGATAGGTTCGTCAGTTTCGTTGTACAGACCCAGCTCCGGATCGAAGCGCAGAGCAGTCTTCCAATCCTCCAGATCGTACTTGGACTTCAGAATCGCGGCAGAACCGGCAATGAAGACTTCAACCGCGTTGTCCATCTTCACAATAGAAGACATACGAACGGATTCTCCGCAGCCGAGCTGGCGCAGGCTCTGATCCAGCTGTCCAATCTGGAGCGGAACAGAGTCAATGGTATTGGTGCAGGCATCATAGTTCACATCGAACTTTTCGTAGATCTGCCGGACGGTCATACTGTCGGAAACCTGGTCGACCTTCCTGCCTCGGTTGGTAATGAGAGTCAGATTCACTACAGACATTTTGTTTCTCCTTTTTAAATAAAATAGTTTAAAATGCCCGGAGCCGCATACGAAGATACGGACGGGCTATCGACACGCCTTTCGGCATTGTCTTCACTGAATGGATTGGAAAACAGACATGAAAGCATCTTCCAAACGGGAGTTTTCAGATCTCAGATCTTCTTCTTTCTTAATCTGCTGTTCCACTTGTTCCTTTAAACAAGTAATATCTTCCGCAGATTCGGGTTCTTCTTCCTCTTCGTCTTCATAGACAAAGATTTCATAATTGCAAATCCAGAATGAATCTCCCGGACAACAATGGCGAAACTCATAGTCAGCATTTTCATATTCGTTGCTGACCATGTCATTCGCCCAGTCTTCTAATGCATTTTCATAAAACCCTTCATTGGACCTCAGGACATCGGATGGGGTAAATTCATATCCATAAATTTCTACATTTCTTTCTGTATCATTCAAATATTCATCAAAACGATCTTCATCGCTCTCAAAATAATCTACCGAAATGCATTCTTCTTTTACATTATCTTCTTCGCCCTGTTCATATCTTTGATCAGGATCATTGTCAATTAAATAATACATTTCCTCTCCTTCACTGTTTAAAATCTTTCTCTTTTTTTATAAAAATCTACAGATATGTTTTGTCGTTTTTAAAAGAGAATGATTTTGTTACGGTTTGCGATAGTTTGTTTTATGGGTAATAATTCATTTTATTTTACCGTCGCTTGCGACGGTGTTAAATTATTCAATCGGGCTGAACCAATAATAAAGACAATTTTCGGTTTACTTGTCCAAAATGCTTTTGTTATCTTCGTTTACATGCTATTTTATCTTTCAGTTAATCAAACAAATATTCCGCATAAAAGGCTAGTTCAATCCCTCTAAAAATCTTTTTTCTGTAATACTGTAATCATATCCAGCTATTGTTCTTTCGAAAGACTTATAATTGGCTTATCCGAAAGCTCTTCAACGTAATCGATCAAAACATTCGGCTCATCTGTTGGGTTTATAGAAATTGTATTTGTTTCACAGATTTCCTGAAGCCTGTCACATGCTTCATCGTCACTTTCAGCCTCAATGAGAATTGTTTTATATGCTTCTATTACAACTCCAAGTTCATACGTTTTCATTATCTACACCTTCAAGCTCAGAAACATTATAGGATTCTATTTCAATTCCATTATCCTTTAATATATTCATAAAACGTTTTACCGCCTGTTCCTGTGTTTCTCCGGGCTCTTTGCTAAAGTAAATTACAGGCAAAATCTTCAGTATTTTCGGTACTTTTTTCATTTGAGATCTCCATTGTTTCAAAGTTTATCATTTCAAAATTATGCCAGCAATATTCTATTTCAGTCTGTATGTCTTCTTTAATCTTATCGTTGTCCATATAGTTTTTTGCGACTTCCGGATCTCCACACCAGTCATCGTCCACCCAGAATCTTACCGTTATTACTTTTCTCATCTTGTGTCTCCACGAAACAGACCGTTGAAATTATTTTCAGTTTATTTCAGCATTCTTTTGTTTTGACCAGAATACCAGAGTCGAACTGTTACTCATAATGTGTGTCCCGTACACCATCTTCTGATATAAAAAGCCTTGTGCGCAGCCCGGCGGTTTTCTGTGCGGCAGGATATTCATCCGCTAACCGTATCTCCGGGATTTTATCGAGGTTTACTGCATGAACTTTTGCGACAATGGCGCATTGATCATGTCTCTGATCTTTATGTGACAATGTCATCATTCTTATTTAAACTTTCACAAAAACTGAAATTTAAATTTTTATCTTTTGTATTTGACCTTTATGCTTTGAGCTTTACGCCGGTCTTAATGATAGCCCCGGCAGACATTTGTTCGCATTTCAGGTGCGATTCGCTCATTATAGCTTTTTTCACAAGCTGTTATTAAGGTCTTCGGTTTTTTATTTGCTGCATGGTTATCCGAAGAAACATGCAGTGAATATCATTTACAGTTTTCGCGCACAAGGCATGTTTGTTATACGTCGTTTATGTTTGTATCGTAAATCTGAAAGTCAAAATCCCATCCACCGGGGAGAGACGAAGCAGTCCTGATAGCATCCAATGCATTATAAGCATCGTCATCAAGATCATCTTCGTTCCATCCATCAGGACTCTGAATATAAATCGAGCAGTGAATTGCTAATTCTTTCATAGCGTTTCGTATTCCACCTCGATTGTTGTCAAGGCATTGGAAACGGACAGAGCGGAATCCACTTCAGACATGAAAGCGTCAATCTGATTTTTCAGATTAAGCATAGCTTTCTGGACATCGATAGGATCAACAATGTCCATGGTTTGAGACTCGACAAAGTTCTCCCGGACTTTCTGAATCTCACTGGACATATTTTTCATGTCCGCATTTTCGTACAGAGACTTTATGTATTCATCCGCACGGCGATCAAGCTTTTCCCCGTTTTCCCGATCTGCCATAGCATTGCAAGAACGCCACTGTGTCTCCATGCGATTCAGAATGCTATAAGGATAGTTGATGCCGTTCGCCTTCATGTCGATGGCTTCAGCAACAGTATATTCTCCATCTCCAATTCTGACTTTTGTAATCGCATTGGAATTGGTCACAGCCCGCTTAATCGCATTCCGACGGTTAATCAAGGTCATCACGGACTTGTAGTCGTCCTGCACCTGTTTAACATACTTTTCAATCGACTGTCCTGCAATCTTGGCATTGGAATGCTTATTCACTGTCAGGAAAGTCAGATTGTTAATCTCCTTGTTGATCCGATCCGCAAGGATTTTCAGTTCACTCAGAGCCTTATGCACAGTCATTGTTTCTTTCATTTGTTTTCTCCTTTAAATGTTAATTACTCTTACTTGAAGCCCCATTTTCTTCGCTGTATTAATCATGTGCCTTGTTCCGGCTGAATTATTTACATGAAAAGCAATCAACGCATCCGCATTGCCTGCCATTTCTTCGTTCCTGATATAGCCGGCCTGCTTTCCATGCGTATTCCAATCCGCCGGAAAACTGTCTATCTTAATGCCGTTTTCTTCAGCGTAACGCCTTCCGAGAGTGTCGGCACCACTTGCTTCACCACATACGATAGATGTTGGTTTATGCTTTAAAAACGCCTTGTCAAGCTTGTCTTTCAGCAAAGCATAATCGTTGAAAGATCTTGATCCGGCAACGATAACCCTGAATTGGTCTTCGTACGGACTTGGATATGGCATCCACGCTAAAATTTCAATGCTTTTGTTTTTTTGGTAGTCTACAAAAATCATTCTTCCGTCTTCGGAAATCAAATCCGCAAAAGTCGGAGGGCCGATAATTTCTCCTGTTTCAAGATCAATGACACTGCTCCACACGCAGGGCATTACATATCTTTTACCTGTCTTCTTTTCTTTAACTGTGATCAATAAGTTAATATAATCCTTAGGCAATTGTTCCGCTACAGGTGTCCATGTCATGGCATAATTCTCCCATCTTCAACTCGTCTGATTTCGTGATCCCAGGATCCGCGAACAAACTGTTTAGCCTGATCCAGGCCCCAGATATTCCGCTCTATAATTGGTCCTGCCGGGCCTATAACCATCCAGACATGATATTCTTTCGGAGCATGTTTGCCTTCATACAGGCCTTTAACATCCTGATATTTTTCTTTTGTCATCTAAACCTCTTGCTTTATTCAATTAAGAGTTCTTTAGCATTTTTTGCCTGATATAATTCTTTTTTCAGCTCTTTGATTTCTTTATTGTTTTGCATGATCATCCGACCGTAATTGCCTTTCTCTTCGTATGTTGCATCCGGCCTGCGCATCATTGCTTCATACAGTTGATTTTCGTTTTTAAGAGTTACGATCTTTTGCTGAATTTTCAAAAAACATCATCCTCAAAAAGATAATTTGCCTGCACAATCATTCAAGTGCGTTCTTTATCATGTTAAACGCAAACAAATATATGTCATCTAGTTTCTTTTTAAATTCAATCGCAGAATCATCAGTTAGTCCGGTTATTTCTCCGTATGGCGTAATATCACAAACAAGCACTGTTCCCATAATAGGCTGATAATGAAAATGTGTGCCGTAAAGATATGACGCTAAAATGTTTATTTTGTTTTCTTTCAACCTTCCCTCTTCGTCTACGATGAGCGAATGCTTGCAGTTTCTTGGTCGAACTATTTCGATGTATTCGCATTCGATGATTTGGGAAAATGAATCTTTTGGGTTGAATGGTATTAATTCGGTTGTCCCGTCGAGATTAAGTCGGATGAGTTGCATCTGCGGCTCCTTTCTCTTTATCTCCAGCCGCTTGCGGCGGGACTGGTGAATTCACTATTCGTTTAATAAAAGCAGGGAGATACTTGTTGATCGCGTCTCCCCATCGCGAATTGGATTGGCTGTGACATTGCACGGATAATTTTATATCGGCTGCCCGTCCCATGCGCTCCTAAACGAGACTATACATTACGCTCCT